CTATTGGAAGTAGTGTAGAAGAAGACCCTTTGCTTAGTCAAGATGAAACTACAAGGAACACTGCCGTACAAAAATATTTAGGAATAACAGAAGATGGGGATTGGGGAGTAGGGTCTACAAGGTCTTTAGCAGGATGGCAGTACAAATATGGTTTACCTGTGTCAGGTCAAATAGACCAAGAAACTATTGAAGCAATGAAAGACCTAGATACTCAAGACCCTAGAAAAAATATAGATCGTATAAATGTTTTAAATGAATCTGAAACAAGACCAGATATTAGTCAAATAAAAAAATGGGCTAAGAAAAATATAAAAGACCCAATGAAGGCATCTGCTTTTGTAGCAACAGTAGAAGCAGAGTCTCGGACAGGATTAACAGAAGTTGGGTATACTCTTCCACAAGCTATCTCAAAATTTGTAGAACCTTATCGACTAAAAGATTCAAGTGGTAGACCCATACAAGGGGCTGCAGGACTTGGCCCTAGAATGACGGCAAGAAAAAATGCTTTAGATGCTTTAGGTAGCAATGCAACGGCAGATGAAATATTTAATGTTGTATATGGAAATACAGTGGGTGTCCAAGATTTAGGTAATACTCAAAATGGAGACGGAGCTAGATTTAAAGGAAGAGGTCTACTTCAAATAACAGGCCGTGATAATTATACAAGAGTAGGGAATATATTAGGACTTGATCTTGTTAGTAATCCAGAACTTGTAAATGATCCTAAACACGCAGCAGCAGCAGCAATGGCTTATTTATCTCTAGCAGGTAAGGACTATTTTAAAGAAGACCTAACAGAAGAAAGACTAGCTGATATTATAGGACACCATAGAGGTTCAAACGCAGCTAGGACTAGATGGCGAAGGGCTGAAGAAATAAAAACAGAAATGTATAACCCATGATGAGACTTATCCTAGCCCTATTCCTAGTCCTTACCTTGAGTGCTTGCCTCAACCCTATGTCTCTCTTAGGTGGACTAGGTGGTGGTGGCTCAGGCACGAATGTTAATGCTAACACTCAGGTAGGTGCTGAGAATAACCAGTCCTTACTAGACCAGAGTAGTGACATATCAGGTGAGAACGTAGCAGTTGACCAATCTAAAGGTGGCTTCAGTGTAGACGGAGCCATCGAAAGTGTGAAGGTTATGAACCAAGACATACCCACATGGGTTATTCTTATGATGATCCTTGGGTGGATGCTTCCCTCTCCCATAGAAATCTGGAGAGGTTTCCTTAAGACAATAACATTGGGAAGATACCGTGGCTAAAATAAATAAAGCAAAAATGAAGTGTAACAAACCTAAACGTCAGGTTTCAGGTGGCAAAAAGTTTGTTGTCAAGGCTTGTAAAAATGGAAAGGAAAAGATTATTAGGTTTGGGGATGCTAACATGACCATCAAGAAGTCTAACCCCAAGCGTAGAAAATCATTCAGGGCTAGACATAACTGTGATACAGCTAAAGATAAGATGACTGCACGTTATTGGTCATGTAAAAAATGGTAAAGAATACCTTACTAGCCCACTTCCCTCTGCCCTTCATGCCGTTTGATACTCACAAGAATATTGTCTTTGAGTCAGGCAAGAGTGATAAGGAAGTCAGAGTAAAGGAAACACATAAGGCTGTAGACAAGAAGGCTAATACGTACAGGCATGAAGACCCCTACGCCTACCATCCTCACAGACCAAACAGTAAACTCCCTCAAGGGGAACTAATAGATTTTGTGGTAGCATGAATGGATCCACTTACAATATTCGCAGGCGTAAAAGCAGGTTTAGCCGCAGGTAAGGAAATTGCATCCTTAGCTAAGGACTTAGGTAGTCTGTTTGATGTTATTGACTCAGCTAAGTCTAACCATGAAAAGAAAAAGAATAGCCCCTTCTCGTCAGCTAATGAAGAGGCCTTAGACACGTTTGTTAAACGTAAGCAAGCTGACGATATAGAGGAACAGTTACGTCAGATAGTGATAAGCACTAGGGGATTCTCAGCTTGGAATGAGCTTCTTGCTCTACGTAAGGACATACGTGTACAGAGAAAGAAAGACTTAGCAGCTAAGAAGAAGAAGCAGGAGGAGTTGTTTGACCAAATAATTCTTTGGGGTTGTATACTTTTACTGGTTATACTAACCGCAGGGTTTGGTCTTCTAGGACTAATGTACTACATGGATAAACTTTAAGGAGAAATAAATGGCACTTCGTGGAAAGAAACAAAAACCAAAGACACTTCGTGGACGGTCTAAACCTAGTAAACCTAGTAATCCTAGAGGGACTCCACAACAGAAACCTAAAGGGCAGTATATGACAAAAAAGCCTGTTGCTACTTGGGCTATAGATAGCAAGATGAACAGAGATAATTACCCTCATTCAAAAGCTATGAAGCGAAAAGGGTATGGTTAAGAAAACTAAGAAGGGGAGCCGTTAAGCTCTCCTTTTTTATATGTCAGTAGTGAACCAACTAACGCATTTAAAGTCTATAACAATTAAGTTTCTTTCTAGAAGGTTGTTTATACCTTCTTGTATAGATGCGTTACAAGCTTCTCTAGTTAAAAAAGAAGTACTAGCCGTGTATCCTCTACAGTTGGAGTAGTCGAGAGTACAGGCTAGTACCAGTGGGGTGAATAATATCATGTTATGTAGCTACTCTTTCTAGTCTATGATCTGAGTATTCTTGTAAGAAGGATAAAGGAAGGATAGTTGTG